CCATCAGCTTGTTCTTGTCTTATTCTGCACAGATATTTATAAGATAAATCTAAGGATTTACCACTTTCACCTTTACCATTTTCAATATTTATTTGTCTCAAACATTCTGTGATTGCTTCTAACGCACTTGGTCTTGCTGTACTTAATTCGTAATTATACCCTGCTATTGTACCTATCAAATCAGTAGCGTGTGCTTCTATTAAAAAAGGAAAATCTTGCAAAGGCAAATTAAAAGAATCTTGAATAATAAAACCAGTCCATTGTCTTCTATAAATTTCATAAGATTCTCCACCAGACGCAGAAAATATATCTGCACTCAATTTTATGATTGTATCACTACTAACTTGCGCAACCGTTGTTGAGGCATTAGTAGAAGTATTTACTATAAAATCACCAACTTTAAGGTTAGTAGTAAAATTTACAGAAGTATCTTTTAATCTTCCTACTGGTGAATACGCTTCACTTGTACCTGCTAATATTCTATTATTTACAATTACTTTAAAGGTTCTATCATTTGGTGGTTCTAAAAAATCTATAGAACCTGAAGCGTTCCATAGAAATGTTGCAAGATTCCATTCTGTTTCTTCTAAATTCCATACTTGACCACCAGTAGTTCTATCTACATAAAACTGTAACTTACAAGAACTTCCAATTATTGGTGAGAAAAAATCATCATCTTGTTGATAAGATATAACAACTGGATCTGGTCCTAATATTAAGTTAGAAGATACGTTACCACTATAACCATCTTGTTCTATTTGAAGAATAAATTTATTTTCATCTACATCAAAAAATGGTACCCTATATAATTCACCGTATGCCATAATTCTATCCAGTTACTCTTGATCTATAATCACCTGCTCTTTCTAAAGCTAAAACTAAATCTTGACCTCTTAATGTAAATTCGCCTTTTTGCTTACCACCTATATTACCAATCATTTGAGGTAATCTGTTTAATGGTATAACTGCTTCTGATTGTCCTGCTTCACCTATTAATCCCATTGTTGGTCTTGTAACTATACCACCTTCTGCAAAACCAAGTAGACCACCTGATCCACCACCCCCACCTAAACCACTAACTGCTTTAAACGCTTTTGCAAATGATGTTCCACCTATTAAAGCCATTACTGCTGCAATTGCTAACATAATTGCTAGTTGTTTTAAAAGCTGTACAATTATTTGTTTGAGTGAATTTAAGAATGTATCAAAAGAATCAGGATTAGAAAGTGCATCAAACATTAAATTCATACCAGTAGTGACTATATTAGAAACAAGTGCAAATTGTTGTTGTGCATTATTTGTTTCTTGTACAGCAGTTAGATATTCTCTTGTTTTTAATGAAGCAATATTAAAGCCTTCTGCAAGACCTCTCATAGTTGGTGCTAACATTTTAGCAGTATCATTTGCTAAAAACATTTGAAATGCTTCCTCTCTCATTTTGTCAGTAACTTCTTCTGTAGAACTTGCTAATTTTTTATTTGAAGTGCTAGTTGTTTCTGCTGATGATAATACTGCTTTCTTTACTTCATTAACTGTCTTTTGAACTTCGGCTTGTGTTTTTATAAATGATCCTGCAACTGGATTTACAGCAGAAACTAAATTACCGAAAAATTTTTTTATACCACCACTTTGTATAAATTCTGTCGTCTTAGTAAAAAGATTACTTAATGATGATATTGTATCTTCCAAGACTGGTTTTAGCTCTTGACCCAATGCAAATTTTAAACTATCAAAACTGTCACCTAAGTTAGAAATCTGTCCACCTAAAGTTTCAGATATTGATGCCATAGCACCTGATACACCTTCAATATCACCGAGTGATAATACATAATCTTGTATAGATTGTGCAGTAAAATCTACTTGTGTTTTTACACCTTTAAAAGTAAAAGTTACTTGATCACCTTGTTTACTTGCTCTGATACCAAACTCTTTTAATCTTTCAAATTCACCAACTTGGGCATCAATTACAGCTTCTGCAAGTTGATCAAATTGTTTTCCAGTAGATGATGCAAGATCACCTAATTTTCTTAATTCTTCTCTTGTTGGTTTAAAACCTTGATTTGCAAGACGCACAAAACTATCTGTCAATTCTAATACACTAAATGGTGTTTTTGATGCAAACTCTGTAATATCACTAAGAGCTTTTTGTGCCTCTGATTTACTGCCTAGAGTATTTGTTAATACTGCTTCAAATCTTTCAAAAGATGAAGTAGTTTCTATTATAGCACTTCCAAATTCTATTAATCTATCGACAGCAAAAGCACCTGCTAGTAAACCACCTATCTTTGTTAAATTTGAGCCAAAGTTATCAACGCTTTTATTACTTTGTTGTATCGCTCGTTTAAACTTACTAGCATCACCATCAAACTCAAACCTTAATTTTTCTGTTGCCATAAATTAGAATTTTGTAACAAATATAAATATTTTACATCTTTGTTATTTTACCTTCAGTCATAGTCTTATTCCAATCTTTCAAAACGTTATCTAATTCCTCTTTGCTCAACGGTTTAGAGACCTTCTTTTTGACTGCATTATCTTGTGGTAGTTTAAATAATTTATTTGGTTGTATTCTTTGTGATGCTTTCGTTGCGTTTACATTTACTAACATAGCAGATATATAACGCAGTCTTTCCCATTCCAAGTTCTGATGTATCTGAAATGATTCAGACATTCTCGTGTTCTCTGCAAACGTATTCTTCCAAAAAGTATCAGGATGGATTCCACATTGACCTATGTAGAAATCTAAGATGTCTTCCCAAATATCAGTATCTACTTTTTTTTTACTTTTTCCTTAGATACTCTTGGTATGCCCATATTTAGATCGTTACCAAGTATCCTAGATTCAGTAAGTGCAACCATTACTTTTTGAAGATCTTCAGCACCAAAATCTTCTAACCAAGAACCAACATCATAAATAGTATAATCAATTGAATTATTTTGTTCTTGATCGTAAGCAATGAGACCTGAATATATCAATGCTCTTATTGATGATATGTTAAGGTTTTCTGCTGTAAAGTATTTCTCAAGATCATTTAGACCTATACCAAGAGTTTCTGTAAAATGACACCAAAAATTCATAGAGAAATGGAGAGTTCTTAATTTCTCTCCAATCTCTATTTTTACATAACCTCTTTTACTGTTCATTAAGTAAAACTAACACTAATAATTAAAATATAAAAATTATGAGTTAGTGCCTATTGATACCGCACCAGTAGAAGTAAAAGTACCTGAAAAAGTTATAGGTGCTTCTGCATCTGCTGTGTAATCAATAGAGCTAATAAATCCTTGAACTGCATAAGTAGTATCACCACTAACAGCAGTACCAAATCTTGCGTGTATTTTAGTTCTACTATTTGCGTGTCCTATCATAGTATCAACATCTACTGTATCATCATAAGCAACAAAAGAATCAAAACTAATGTCTATTGATCTTGCACCTGCAATGACCTCTCTATATCCACCACTATCTTTAGAAGTCGCTTCAGGAGTATCTAAAGTAAATGATAAACTTGCTGATGTTGAGTGACCGAGATTTGTAAATGAACTACCATCTGTACTAATCTGAAGTACAAGAAGTGTTCCATTCATAAGCCCAGTTGAAGCCATAGTATTATATTTTTAAACTGTTAAACAAATAATACTACAAACTTAAATAAAGAAATGTATAATTTTTTTTATTCAGATACTGATAATGTAACAGATGTAGGATTAATTTTCTCTGCAATTACTGCATCTAAGCTAGATTTCATCTCGTCAACTTTTTCTGCACCTAACGCTGATTCACACCATTCTGTGACTTTTGCGTTTGTCAAATCAGCGAAAGGTATGAAATCTGTAATGTCATCTGTAGATATAACTTGTGTGCCAATGATTGTTGCAGTATATGGGTTGCTTTCTGCATCTACTTTATCAGAAGTACAAGTGAAACGCCAATGTATATTGTAAACTAAATCATTGTAAGTTTCATCACCTTCTTTTTTAGATGGATAACAATCTACTGTCTTGCAGTCCCACGAATAAGTATTTTTTGCTTTTGCCATAATATAAAATTTATCTTTTTACAAATATAGTTAAATTATATTTCTAATGATTCTTCTTCTTCTTTTAATGGCTCTACAATAATTTTTCCATTATTATCTGTTAAATCAGATTCATATATTTTATCATCTTGTCTTTCACCAATTACTAACCAAGATATAGTCGCACTAGATGACGCATTTTGACTTTCTATATAGAGAATATTATCTGTTACTTTACCTTTTACATTATCCCAATCAGATTCATTTGATGTAAAACATTGTATATCTCTATTTAATGCGACAAAAGTTCCTTCTGTCATATTTGAAACCTCATCAATATTAATTTCTGCTTTACCATCTACAAGCTTTACTTTACCTCTATATATATTATCTGCTTGTGGTGATTCTACAAATGAATGAACTAGATTATGTGTATCTTTTTTTGATTCTAAAGGATGATCAATTTTAAATGCACCACTACCTTTAGAAACTGATCCATCTACTGTTAAATTATTAACAATATTAACAAGACCAGCACCGTTGATTGTCATTCTTGATGTTTCATTTGTACCAAATATCAAAGCTCTACTTCCTGAATTATGATATAAAGCTACACCAGTTGAACCCATAGCGATTCCAAAAGTGTATGCACTAGAACCACCCAAAATTTCAAAATTACCTGATCCATTTGCGTCCATATTTAAATCAACTCCAGTATCTACTATACTTAATTTACTTGCAGGTGAAGAATTATTAATTCCAACGTGACCATTACTTGAATCAATCATAAACATTTGAGATGGTACAGAATCAGTCGCAGATGTGCCTTTCAATTTTATTTCAAAATCACCTCTAAAACTAGATGCACTTTCTTCTGTAACACCGATTAGACAAGCAGGATTTGTCGAACCACTAAAATGATCAATACCTAAAAATGCACTACCAGTAACGCTACCACTATTTCCAGCTGAAGAAACAAACCTTGCAACTTCACCATTTGTAGTAGATTCGACTTCTAATTTTGATGAAGGACTTGATGTACCAATACCTACATTATTAGATGTATCAATGACAATACCAGTTCCTACAGCAGACCTCAAATGTAAATTATTATAACTA